GGTGCAAAATTGAACCTGATTCGTCGCACGGTTGATAAGCAGGTGGAAGAAAAGATTGCCAAGGCTTCGAAGTCCTTGGTGGCGGGGGCCATCGGTAAGATTCAAGCGAAGGAGAATAAGAACATTGCTAATGCTTCGAAGTCCTTGGTGGCGGGGGCCATTGGTAAGATCAAAAAGGATGACAGTGAAATGGAAAAGCTCCGTGATGATATTCGAAAGTCGATTCTTCCACAAAATATGAAGGACAAATACATCAAGAACAGTCGGTATGGTTCCGCGTCTGCTTTACGAAACCTGTTTGATGCCGAGGTCATGAGACAGGCTCGTAAGGATCGAGCTGCCACCAAGATTCAAGCTGCTGTCAGGGGTAAGAAGAACCGTGATACTGCGATGAATAAAAAACGCGAGGAGTTAACCGAGTTGGCTAAAAAGACGAAAACAAACTTCAGTAGGAACATCGCTGGTATGAAGAACATGAAGAATGTGTTCAAGTTGAGGGGTCGGATTGAGGGTGCTGTTCGTAGGAACAAGTCTCTTGAAAATGCGAAGGCTTTGAAAGGTAAGCCGAGAGTCAATCCCTTATTTGAGGAAGTTACCCCCAAGCCTCCAAATGCACCCAAGCCTAACAAGCCCTCGTTCAGGGCCATCGTCCAGAAAAACAAGGAAAGGAGGGTTATGAATGCAGTCAAATTGGCTGGGAAAAAGGTGGAACTTTCTCGTGCTTCTGGCCCCGAACGTGTCAAGATGGCGAGGAACCTGGCACCAAAGACTCAAGAGAATGTCAAGAAGGTTGCCAATGCTGTGAAGGTGTTCAACCGTCAAAGTGCAACGAGTGCTATAAATCGTCTCAAGAAATTGACACCAGCCGAAAAGACTCAGTACAAGGGTAAAATAGGTCGAGCCAGTACAAAGAATGAGATTAGAGACATTCAAGAGAGTGCAGTGAGAGTGGACGCTCGCAAAAAGTTCGAAGAGGACAAGAAGAAGGAGGAAGAGCGCAAGAAAAAGGCTAATATGGAAGCTGAGCGAGTGCGAAAACTCAGTGAGAAAAAGAGGATTCGTGAAGCCGCTGAGAAGTCTGCTACGTCGGCGAAGAAAATGCTCACTGAAACTGATAAGATGAAGGCGAAAGCCAAGGCTGACAAGGCTTTCAATGACAAGCTTGCTGAAAAGAGGCGACTTTTGAGAGAAAGAGAAGCTAAGTCGGAACCCAAAAAGCGAAAATCTAAGAAGAAATAATGAACATTGACGACGATTGCACCGTAGTGACAGATATGCCTCTCAGTGATGAAGTTGCTGACTTTATCGAAGCTGGTCTTCATAGAGGAATGACGAAAGAGGATGTGGAGGAATGGTGTGACAACAATTTAGATGAACTTGCAAGTATATATGAGAAGTATCGGAGTACGTACTTGTCATATGGACAGGCAGATATGACTCTATTTTTCGCACAGACGATTTATGAGAGAGATGATATGGGAGATATGATTAGTCAGTTTGTAGCCTTTCAATAATTACAATTTAAAGAAATAATCGTCCTTTAATTTAATGGGTAGTTGTGATGTGTGTTGTGAAAAATTAAACAAGATAAATCACAAAGAAGTCAAGTGTCCTTTTTGTGATTTAACAAGTTGTCGTTCATGTTCTCAGAGATACATCCTGGAATCCTTTGAAGACCCACATTGTATGGGATGTAAGACTCATTGGAATCGTGAATTTGTAGATTCATTCTGTACCAGGTATTTTCGAAATACCAAACTAAAACGTCACCGAGAAGATGTTCTGTTTGAGAGAGAGAAGTCTCTCATGCCAGAGACACAACCCGAAGTCGAGCGAGTAATACAAATGCGTAGAATTCGTACTATCATCCGACAACAAAAGGAAAAGCTTATGGAACTTCATGCAAGACATAGAGTATTTGAATTAGAGGGCCCCATACCCCGTGAAATCCAAGTGCTTTACAGGGAAATGGAGGGTACATATAGACATTTAGACCAGTTACGAAACGATGGATCATTTATGGATTCTGAACCAAGGCGTTTTATACGTCAGTGTCCAAGAGAAGAATGTAAAGGTTTTCTGAATGAAGAATGGTACTGTGGTTTATGTGAATGTAAATACTGTAAAGAGTGTAATGATCCATTGGTACCAGATCATGTGTGCAACCCTGAAACTGTAAAAACGATGAAACTTCTCAATAAAGATAGTAAGTCGTGTCCCAAATGTGGTACGGTCATCCACAAGACGAGTGGGTGTGCTCAGATGTGGTGTATTTCATGTCACACAGCTTTCAATTGGCGAACAGGTGAGATTGAGACTGGTCGAATACACAATCCACACTTCATAGAGTTTAAGAAAAAGACGATGATGTCTCGAGAACATGGAGATATTCCTTGTGGTGGTACCCCTTCATTTAGAGAATTACGTGAAATGGGTGCCACAAATGAGATACTCCAATATTCATTATTTGTACATCAAATAGAACGAGAATTAGTCTATATAGATACGCGACCGATAGACAATACCCAAATACGAGTTGTCTACATGTTGAACGATATTACCGAATATGATTTCAAACATTATTTACAGCGTCAAGAGAAGTACGTGGAAAAAAATCGAGATCTTTCAAACATTTTTGAAATGCTCGCCAATACAGGTGGGGATTTTCTTAGACAGTATGTTCTTGAACCAGAACGACATGATGAAATCGTCGATCTTTTACAGAAGATTGTGGACTATGGAAATGAAATTTTCGATTCAATTCGTAAACGCTATAATTGTCGACTTCCCAGAAATATTTATGTGTGAGTACATTAGGATGTTACTTTTGTTGTTCATCATCATTCTCGTCATCTATATATTACCCAGATACAGAAGCCCTAAGGTGTTCAAAAAGTTTTTGACTGATGATGAATGTCGGCATGTAATACAGAAAGCAAAGGGTGATTTGGGAACATCATCTGTCACAAATGAAAAAAAGGTAGATGAATCGATTCGTAAAAGTGAGACAGCATGGTTGGACAAAGAGGATCCTATTGTCCGAGATATTATGGACAGATGTCTCGCACATACGGATCGACCATTCGTGAATTGTGAACAATTACAGGTGCTTCGATATGAACCTGGTGGATTTTATAAACCTCACCAAGATGCATTTGAAAATGATAAGAATATGAGAATGTATACATTCATTTTGGCACTGAATGATGGCTATGAAGGTGGTGAAACTATATTTCCAAACTTGAACAAAGAGTACAAACTCGAGAAGGGTGATGCCCTTTTTTTCGATACTCTCGACAACTATGAGTTTATGACATCCAAGGCTTTACATGGTGGGAAACCTGTAAAGTCTGGGGAGAAATGGATATGTAATTTGTGGGTCAGGAAATATCCTTACACTTGAATCTCACCACGGTCAATGAGCTTCTTACGGTTCTCCAAGTGAAGTCCCTCGACGAGAGCCTTGTTTTCGGCACCATAGGGTACCGCGTAGCCCTCATCACAGAGCCACTTGTTCACATTTGTCCAGACATCATCTTCACATACCCAAACCTCGGCGAGAACGCGACCAAACTTACCCCTGGAATCAGCCTCCGGGCACCTGAGTTCGATTTCTACATCATCCTTCTCAGATGCAACCGCCTTTAGACACCATTCCTTGAGCTTCTTCTTGGATAGAAGACCGAACTTCTTCTCTTCGAGGTCACGGGTTCTGGACTCGGGTGTGTCGATCCCTAGAAGGCGAACGCGTTGCTTTGTGCACACGTCAAAACCTAGATCAATATTTACATCAATTGTATCACCATCAACAACCCTCTCAAGGGAAGAGACCCGGTACTTGAAGTTACAGGATTCAACGTTGTAAGAGGACATCTTATAACAATCTATATACTTAAAACTTTAATACCTCCATAAAGTATGAAATGCTTCGCAACCTTTTCTGAAAACAATCTATACAAGATAAAGTTGGCGAAGACTCGTAAGAACGTTCTCGAGGGGATGTACAGACGACCAAGTGTCGTGGAAGTGCACCCAATTAGGGAGAATCTGAGACTTCGTTTACGCTTCACAGAAGCGATAAAAGAAGCACAGGAAATATGCGAAGATAACATAGAGTCACAAGAGTGTCATTGGGCATGGTACGAGGTGGATGAATTGGAGGACTCTCTCATGCGTCAATGATGACCGTGGGTGGTTCGTCATCGTATCCATAAAATTTGATAGAAACCCCATAGAGTTCATTGAGTCTAGGGTGTAGGTCCTCATTTATGAACCATTTCCATTCACGTAAATCTGTAGAAAAGTATTCACACTTGTCCTCCCCGAAGCCGCGTTTGAGAAGGAAGTCTTCGTAGCGAACCTCTTTCATGAGTGAGAAGACCCCCTCTGGTACGGGGACTGTACTTTTTTTCACTGCGTCGAATATGTCGATGATGTAGTACCCACGTGCATCGCAGATGATATTCACTTGCATGTCCGGGAACCCCTTGATAAATGATTCAAAGTCGGCGTTGCTCGGGAGAGTTGTGAAAATTGTCGGACCAACTTCATCAGGAATCACCTGTAGGAGTGAGGGGTGTGTGTGATACGCCACGGGTGCATCAGACCACTCTTCCTCGAGAACACTCGAGTCTATTCGAGCCCTCTCTTTGGAAGTCACATAGGTGAGACCTTTGTAATTCATACACCTGTCATACTTAACTTTACCCCCATATTCCCACCTATTCTTCGACGACATTTTGCTCACAGATTTCAAATCTCTCACCACGATTTTTGTAATGTGTAACCTGTGTGCGGTCATCCTACATTCATAATGACATTTTTATCTAGGAGTGTAATCTCACCCAGTTGGTCCCATGTGTAATACTTGATGGAAATACCAAACTTCTTTCGCATTATGGGGTCCATGTATCCATTTACAGCTCGTTTCCATTGGTTAGGTGTTGTTTGAATGTATACCAAGTTACTCCAATTCACAGATACACGCCGGAATTCCCTGGAAGTCATGAAACGGTTAAATTCTGCGACAACCTCATCCGGGTTAGGTTTATTCATATTCGTTTCAATGAGATCAATGATATAGTACCCTTGGTTCTCGAGGATAATATTTGCTTGTATTGAGGGGTAGTAGCTTATATACGTCCTGAAATCAGTACCACTTGGATAGGTAAAAAGTGGCGCGTTTTGTTCAGGAACTGGGTGTGTATGATACACGATATATTGAGTCATATCTTCTTGTGTGGGGGTTACAGAAGCCAGTTGTTGGTTTGTACTCACGGTTGGTGTACCGAATTTAACATAGTTGCGTGTATTCGAAAGTGTGAACGGTATAGAACCTCCGTATTCTACTCGCTGTTCCCACGTTTTCTTATACACATTCTGAAGTTCATTGATTGTTTTGCGACTCAATCTCACCGAAAGGTAACGATCATTCCCACTCGTCACCGTACCTACGTTAAAAGTATTCCTGGGTATGTTTACACGCCTAAATTTTTTGGATAGACGATTGAGTGCGGCATTAATTTGAGTCATCTTCCTTCGCCTCTCCACTTCACGACGTCTGTTAAGAGCCTGCCTACGCACTGTCTCAGCTCTTCGTTTCTCCACTGTCTTCGTAGAGATCTTTTTGACCGAGACCATCTTACTTTAGATAAAGATTTAAATAGATGGGTATCTAATGAACATCGAGGCATTCGCTCGAGAGATATATTCTCAACTGGGTCCTGGATACAGTGAGAGAGTATACCACAATGCGATGGAAGTTTTACTGAGAGAAAAGGGGATTCAGTACGAATCGGAACGTATCATTCCAATCCCATTTAAGGGGCATGTGATTGGTAACTTGAGGGCGGACATTATTATTGACAATGAGATTGTTCTAGAATTTAAAACTATTCGAACTCTGAATGACGCGGCGGAGTTGCAGGGTAATAACTATCTTCGTCTGACAGGTCTGAAGACGGCGTATCTGGTGAATTACCCACCTCACCCGGATCGGGAGGTAGAGGTGAGACGGATTCAAGTAGTACCATTATCGGGAGAACTCGAGCCAAGTTATGATAAAACCTTTGAGAATCCTGGTAATGCGTCTGTGGGTCTAGAACCGCCGCTTGAAGAATTTCTTGAGCCCTTTGGAGTAGAGTCCGAGCTTCTTCTAGACAGTGGTGTACCGCTGGGTCGGCTTGATTGATCGTCTCCAGGTGGGGAAGAACCTTGGATTCCAACTCATAGAGGGCGAGTAGGGCTGGTTCGTCGTTCATTTGTAATAGTTGTATTTCTGTCTATACTTAGGCTCAATCTTTACATAGACTGGAGAGCCCCCACTTGGGGGTTTTCGACAGAAATTCTTACAGTTACAACCGTCTCGTGGGTTCGTGAGTTGTCTTTTGTTTGCGTAACACTTCAAGGGAAGGTAGATGTCCTTTTTGAGAAACCGAACGATGCGATCGATGAGTATCATAATAATTTTTCACGCACCCAATCTCTATCCTTCTTAAAAATTTTAGACAACTTAGGGTCTTTATTCTTAAAGAGAATCATGAGAACATTCAAGCGCCTAAAGAGGCCTAGAGGTGGTTCACCAGCCCTGACGACCCGCATGAGGGCACGGTGTCGCGCGAGTTCGGACTTGTCCTTCACACCTTCGTAGCCATGGGCACTGAGGATACCAGAG